TATGACAAGACGATGGCGAACCTCGCGATGATCCGCGCGCGCCAAGGCCCGATCATCGCGCTGGCGACCGAAGGCGACAAGGCGATCAAAAAAGTGGCCGACGACGTGATTTATCTGCCGCGCGCGCTCGAACCAATTTATCCGATCCTAGCGACCGTGCCGCTGCAACTCTTCGCGTATCACATCGCCGTCGCGCGCGGCTGCGACGTGGACAAGCCGAGAAATCTGGCGAAGAGCGTGACGGTGGAGTGAAAATTATTGCGGTTTTGAAAACGCCGCGAAGTCGCGGAGCGACGGATGGAAATTAGCCAGCTACGAAGTGGCTGGAATGATTCCGCGAAAATAATTTTTTGAGTCCCGTAAGGGATGCCGGGATGGATTTAGTTTTAACGCTCGCCCTCACCCTGACCCTCTCCCCCGAGGAGAGGGAATAGCCAGCGTGCGTTTCCTTTCTTTCGGTTGACCGTCCGGCAAATCCAGTCGCGGGTTTTTTGGAAGTGCGGGAAATGTGAAAGCCCTCTCCTTGGGGAGAGGGTTGGGTGAGGGAGGACGTGAAATCAATTTTCCGCCGTTCCTTCAGGACGGTGAATCTGCGCGCGTGGTTTCAGAAGCCGGAATTAAACGGATAGAGCCAGAAAGAGGCGGAATACAAAGGGTTTTTGCAGGGAGCGAGCCGGAACGGGTGGTTTCAGAAGCTCTGTGGTCAAAAAGGCGGTTATTGAAATGGTTTGACCTCTCTTCGCGTCGGTTTTCATGACAAATTTAATTCGAGGTTAATGACCTTTTTCACAGCCGTTAAACGCTTCGGTTTTGAGCGCGCCAAAAGAGCGTGCGCGGTGGCAAGTTCTTTCACGGGATCGGGCTGCTGCGCGCCTACGGCCCTGCCAACGACGAGCAGGGCATTCTCCGCGAGCGACCGGGCCGACTTTGCCTCGTTGTAATACTCCTCGCCGTGGACGGCAAAGTGACTTTGGACGACCTGCATCAGATACGCCGGGCGATAACGGATTTTGCTCGTCATGCGCTGCTGCAACGAAGTCATCAGAATGTCGGTCAAAATCTTTTTGTAGCGTTCACCGGGCAACGTGACGCCGCGCTCATTCAGCCATTTTGCAGGCCACAAAACGACCCACTTCAACAGCCGCGAATAATCCTGTGAGAACTCGCGGGAATCGCCTTCGTAGAACTTGCGCTTGATGAAGGCGAGCAGATCGTCTTTCAATTCCTGCGACGTGATTTGCTTTGGACGTTTAACCACAAAGTCGCCATGAACGCCAAGTTTTTTCAAAACGGCACTCCTTCCTCTTCGGGCGTTGGCTCGTGTTCTTCCTCGCCGGCCAGATCGGATTCCGGCTCGACGGCGATTTCGCCGACGGCGCGCTCGGCAAGCGTGTTCCGCAGCCAGACCAGTTTCCATTCGGCCAGCGAGTCCAGGTCGTCCGTGCCGAACTGGTCGCGCGCGATTTTTTTCCAGTAGGCTTCATCGGCCATCTTGCGGATTCCAAACCGCAGCACGATCAATGGCTGCTCGACGATGTTCATCTGCGCGGCGAGGTTCGCCGGTTGCGACCATGCGAGCAACCGGCCTTTGACGGCGGTGAATTCCTTGATGCGACCGATCTCCTTTGTGCTGCTGATTTCGCGCTCAATAATCTCGCCGATTTTTTGCAGGCGGAACGCTTTGTCGTTTTTGTCCCAGCCCATCGCGGTGCAGGCGGCGGGCCAGAGGCCGGGGACGCGATGGCCGTTGTGCCGGTCAAAATAACCGAAAAGCAAAACGGCAATCTGCGATTTCGTGACGGCGAGTTTGTCGGGGCGTCGGCTCATGGCTTTGGAAATTCCCGGCGTTGAAATTGCTTCGGCCACTCCGACCAGTCGCCGCCCTTTGGATCACGCGTCATTAACCTAACGCTCGCGAAACCTTCGCCGTAAGCAGCGAGCATTTCTTCATCGTGCCAATCAAAAACATTTGCGTTTCCACAGACGGGCAGTTTGCCGAATTGTTTGACGAAAACCTCAATGCCGCCCTCGGTCAAAATGTTGATCAAGTCGGCAGCGCCGATCATGTCGAATGCTTCCGGCTTGGGATCGCTATCGCCACCGATAATCGCCCAATCAAAAAGTTTTGCCATCTGCCAGTTGCGGAGTTTGCGTTTGAGTTCTGCAAAGTCCGTTTCGCCGAGCAACGGCTCAAAAGAAATAAAACGCTTCGTCGAGTCGTCGCCAACTTCGTAAAGCTGATCTATCCTGTGAATTTTATCTGGCGACGTTACGCTGGTGCCGACCCAGAGATTTTTCGGCCACTCCGCTCCAAACTGTTCAAAAATCCAGCGAGAAAATTGCTTCATTACATTTGGCCGTTTCGTGAGCCACAAGCCGATGTGCGGCCAGCCGCGCACCACGTCCACGACTTCCTTTTTCAAATACTCGAACGGCACGCCGGTCGAGAACGTGTCGGCCATGTCGCCGATGAAAACGAGGCGCGGCATGGCGGCGGGAATCCACGGCTTGTCTTTGCGCTCGACGCCGCGCAAATCTTTCCATTTCGCGGCCTCGGCCATGCGACCAGGCTTCAGCTCAATCGGCTTGTCGAACGCGCCGATCCCGCCGACGCGCTCGGCCCAACGCCCCGCATAACATTTCTTCACCGGGACTTTCGCCTTCGGCTGCCAAAGTTCGCAGCCGTCACATTGAAAGCCGGTCGGGTTGACGGATGAATCGCACCACTGGATGTTAGTTTCTTTTCCCATAAAATTTTCCGTGAATGCCGCGTCGAATTGCTGCATCGGCCAAAGCCTCTATCTCGACCAAACACAACGGCGGGCGTTTGCCATCCGGCGTCTGCTCGAAATAAATAATTCCCGCGCGAATCAGGAAATCCATTTTCTGATCAACATGATTTGGGTTTGGCTTGCTGCCGATATAGGTGTTGACCGATTCGCGCACAGCGTAGTAGCACGCTTCCTTAAATCGTTTCGGCATTTCAACGCTCGTGTTCATTTCTCGCAAAGGTTGGCGAAGCGTTGGGCGCGCGCGGCGACGACGGCGTGCGGGCGGTTGATCTGCGCGGGGGCGTTCCAGAGGACGTAAAATTCAAGGTCGGTCGGCGCGCGGTGCGTGCGCTGCGCGAATCCGGCCACACGCACGGCCATGATGGACTGCGCGTTGACGAGCGCCATGTGCGCGTCGCGCGGGTTGCCGCCGATCCACAGGTCACGCCGGATTTGATAGCGTGAAATTTCTCCCGCGCGCCCGATGGCCCGGTCGTTGTCGCCGGACTCGACCTGGCTCAAAGCGGCGAAACGATCCATCGCCAGCAAGCGGACGGATACTGTGCAAACGAACAGCATGGTCAGGAATTTTTTCATGCGTAAATGTCCTGGGGTTTTTCAGACTGCATCTCGGAGCGGAATTTTTCGTAATCGAGGTCGAACCGGGATTTTTCTGCGGAGAAGCTGGCGACTTTGCGACGCAGCACTTTTTGATTCTGGTTCTCGCTGACAATGACGGGCGGAAAATAATTGAACTTCCATTCGGACTTTCTGGCGGGATTCAACGCCCCGTTTTTGTTCCGTCGCAACTGCTTTCCATCGCAGCGAAGGCCGCGCGCCTTGAACGCCGCCGAGCGGTTCGCGGCGTAGCGGCGGTAGAAAGCCTTCCACCATTCATACCGCTGTTCCGGCGTGAGCGCTGCGCGGCCGCCGAAACGCCGCCGATAATGAAACAGCGTCACTTCGCGGATTGGCAGACAGAAAAGATTTTGAGGCGTGACATTAGTTTTGTCGCCGTCCTTTAACGAAACCTGATGGCCGGCTGGAATTGGTCCGTGCAGGTCAGCCCACATGATGCGGTGCAGTTGTTTTTCCTCGCCCTTCACGCCGCCGCGATAAACCGTGTCGCGCAGATAGCCGTTTTTGGACGGCGTATATTTGCGTCCGTTGTAAATGACGGCGGACTGGAATTTCTTTTTGTTCAGCTCAAAGCCGCGCCCGACGAACAAACTAAAAACGCTCTGCCGTGTGCGGTTGTGCAACGCGCCGACTTTTGCGAGCGAGTTCAGGCGTTTGTAATCATCCCACATCAGGCTTACGACGTGGTCGGGCAATCCGCCGCGCCCGCACGACATTTTCTTCACGGAGCGCGCGAATGAACGGCGCACTTGATCGGGCGACAAGCCAAGTTGTGAAAGCGCAATCATTCCGGCACGTCCTCGTCGCTGATTTTTGCCGCCGCCTCGAAGCGCGTGTAATTTTTCAGGAAGGTCATGTTCACGTCGCCGGTCGGCCCGTTGCGCTGCTTGGCGATGAGCAGGTTGATCGGGATGCCATCGGCTTCCTCGACGGCTGCACCATCGTCATCATCCCCGGTGTTCGGTTTGTAGAGCAGGCCGACGAGATCGGCGTCCTGTTCAATCGCGCCGGACTCGCGCAGGTCGGAAAGGCGCGGTTTGCGGCTTTTGTCCTTTTCGAGTTCGCGGTTCAACTGGCTCAACACCAGCACCGGCACTTTCAATTCTTTCGCCAAAGCCTTGAGGCCGCTGGAAATGTCCGCGATCTCCTGCTGACGATTTTCCTGCGCCCGACGGCCCGACGCATGGAGCAATTGCAGATAATCCACGACGATCAGTTTTATGCCGTGCTGCTGATAAAGCCGCCGCGCCTTTGCCCGGAGTTGTAAAATGGAAAGAGCTGCGGTGTCGTCAATGTAAAGTGGCGCGTTGCTCAACTTGCTGGCTGCGCTGGTGAGCTTCTGGAAATCAGCCTGCGACATGAAACCGTCGCGGATCGTGCGGAGGTTCACACGGGCGAGCGAACACATCATCCGCAGCACGAGTGATTCGGCTGACATCTCCAGAGAAAAAACGGCGCACGGCAATTTTTGCTCGATGACAACGTGTTCGACGATGTTCATGGCGAGCGACGTTTTGCCCATGCTCGGCCTCGCGGCGATGACGATCATCTCCGAGCCGTGCAAACCGTCCGTCATGCGGTCGAGGTCGGCGTAGCCGGTGGCGATGCCGCTCAACTCGCCTTTGCGCTCGAACATCCGCTCGATGAGATGCGTCGCGCCGACAACCAAGTCCTTTATTGTCGTCATGCTGCCTTGCACACGCGATGCGCTGATCTGTAGCACGTCGCGCTCGATTTCATCCATCAGCGCGTCCACTTCACCCTCGTAATCATAAACGCGCCCGACGACTTCCGTGCAGGTCTGAATCATTTTCCGCAGCAGATATTTTTCGCGGATGAAATCAAGGTAGTAGGAAAGGTTGGCCGCGCTCGGCACGGCGTCTTGCAACTGCGACAAGTAAGCGATGCCGCCAACCTGCTCTAAAATCTGTTTGTCCTTCAAACTCTGTTGCACCGTGATGATGTCAATCGCAGTGCGCTCGTTGAACATGGCTGCGAGCGTTTCGTAAATGGTCTGATGGCGAAGGTCGTAAAAATACTCCGCGCCGTTGTCACGTAATTTCTCGATGCACTCGCCGAGGCATTCGTTCGGTGACAACAGGCAGCAGCCGAGAACGCCCATCTCGGCCTGCTCTGAATATGGCGGCAGGCGGTCGAGTTTGATTGCGTCGGCCATCGCGGATTTGCGACGACGGGCTTTTTTCAAGTCCGCTGCTGCTCCGGCTGAATCTGAAACGGAGTCAATCATAGCGAAAGCAATTTTGCCAGTTCGTCGCGGGTGATCCACGCGACGAGGCGCATCGGCTTGGCCGTCATTCCTTCCGTGATTTTGTGGAACTCGCAAAATGCGGCGTAGCTTTCAAATCCGTCGAGCCGTGAAAACGATTCCAACAGTGCAGGCGTTTTTAACGAGCCGATGGTCGGAATCAAAATTGAGCGCCAGGACAGGTTGACCGTCACCGCGAACCGGCAGGGCTTCTCGGCGAATTTCCGGCATTGTTTTGTCCGCAGTCCGGTGAACATATAAAGTGTCTGCCCGGCCTTCGTGTCGCGGCCATCCTTGCGGAGCGCGCGGAGCGTGAACGGCTTTTCTTCCGTCATCACCTTTGGCACGAACTGTTTTTTGAATCCTACTTGCGGCATAAATTTTCGAGTGTTTGTTCAGGACGCATTCGATCAGCCGATGCTGCTGCATCCAGTCGAGACAGTCGCCGACCTGATGTTTGCCCGGCACGAGCAGCGGCCAGCGGCGCTGGAGCGCGATGCTGATCTGTGCGCTGGAGAAACGTCCGCGCCAGCCGGAGACGATCCGGCGAACTGCGCCGGCCACGCCGCTCCGTTTGAACAGGAGGTCGGCGATGGCCGCGCAGCGCGACGCGTATTGCTTTTCGTCCATGACGCGAAACGAATCATTTGGCGAGCTTGGCGCGTTGTTTCATGTCGGCGAGCGCATCCTCGTTTGACGCGGTGAAATCCGGGATTTTCAATTTCGGATAACACGTCGCATAAATCAATGCCCCGGCAGCAGACGGCCCGTAGATGGACTCAAGTGTTTTTCCAACGTCACCGGAGAGATGAATTGCCCAACCGGCGCGACAATGGGTGGTTTCGCAAACGTGCCAACTCTCCATGTCCAAGGCACAGCCTTCTTTTCCGATTGCGGCCAGTATTTTTCCGTCGAGGTCTTCAATTTTAGGAATGAACGGCAGGACGGCATCGCTCAGGTCGGCACCGCGCAGGTCGGCACCGCGCAGGTCGGCACCGCGCAGGTCGGCACCGCGCAGGTCGGCACCGCGCAGGTCGGCATCGCGCAGGTCGGCACCGCGCAGGACGGCATCGCGCAGGTCGGCACCGCGCAGGACGGCATCGCGCAGGTCGGCACCGCGCAGGTCGGCATCGCGCAGGTCGGCACCGCGCAGGTCGGCACCGCGCAGGTCGGCACCGCGCAGGTCGGCATCGCGCAGGTCGGCATCGCGCAGGTCGGCACCGCGCAGGTCGGCACCGCGCAGGTCGGTCTTTTGTTCAAGTGCGAGTTTGACCGCCAGCTTCATGCTGTCGGCAGTGACGGAAAATATAATGCTTTCCGTCCAACGATTTTTGATTTCGATTTTCATAGTTAGTTTTTTTATTGGTTGATGGTTGAAATTATTTTGCCTCCGGCGTTGCATCGCCGAGGGTTTTGGTCACGAGCGCCTCGATGTCGTCGTCGTTGGCGCGCACGACGGGCTTGTCCGCGCCGCTCACGACCGCGCAGCCGAGTTTTTGCAGAATCTCACGCGGCAGTTTCTTGAACGCCGTCTTGATGATCGTCACCGTGCGGTCGAGGACGGTTTCGCCCTGTTTGGCCGGCAGCAACTCTTCGATGCGTTTGATGAGGATTTTTTCATCCGGCATGGTTATGGAGTCGCGCGTTTTCTCGAAGCCGACGGTGATGGTGTGGAATTCTCGCGTCTTTGGTTTTGTGAACTCGGCCCGGTTCGCATTGACCAATCCTTCAATCGTCGTGCGAAGGTCGTTGCAGACCTGCTGCGATTGGCGCAGCCCGTCGTTGTGTTTAGCGTCGAGCGCGCGTTGTTCTTTTTGCTTGGCCTCGTGACGGCGTCGCAGATCGGCGCGCGCGTTGGCGAGACCCTTGCAGTGCATCTCAATTTCTTGTGTGGCATTCATGATTTTATTTCGGTTGTGGTTGGCTGTCGGTGTAGATTTTCCAGCGGAGATTCTCGGCATCTATCAATTCCTGAATCTTGTTCTGGCCGTCGTCGCCGATGGCGCAGTCGTAGCGTTGGTTCAACAACTGGATGCGTTCGCGGTGGGCTGTTTCGAGTTCGGCTTTCATAAAATTATTCGATGTGGTGACAGACGCCCTCGGCGTCCGGCGCGCCCCATGTGCGCGAGTCGTTGATGTTCATTTTCTTGTGGGCGAGTGCGATCAGTTCGTCGGTGTTCAAGCCGTATTCCGCAGCAGAGCCGAGCAGCAGGATGAAAACGTCTGCCCATTCCATCAGGTCGTCGGGATCGGTTTGAAGTTCGCCGATTTCCTTTTCGAGATGCTTCAGCTTTGCGGAAAGCAACTGGCCGGTGAATTTCTCGGTCTGAAATCTTTCGATGCGTTGCTGAAGGTGTTGCAGTTTGTCCATATTTGGTGTGACGTTTAACCGCCGGTTAATTGAGCTTGTAATTGCGGATGAGCATCGTGTGCGCGGACTTGAACGCCTCGGCGAATGGCAGGCGGTTTTTCTGGCCCTTGATCTCGACGGCGACCTTCAACTGCTTGTGGACGCTGCGATAGTGGCCGTGCTCCTTGGCGACCTGCTCGCAGAGGTCGGTGACCTCCTCAAGTTCGCCGTTGAGGTTCGGCACGATCTGCCGGATGAGATGCCTGATCAGGTCGCGGTCAATTTTTCCGTCTTCGCTGGTTATCTCGTAGTGCAGCCCGACGCGGCTGAACCGTTGCGCGTCGTCTTCCAGCCGGTCAAGCAGCTCGAACGTGCCGACAAACGCGATGGGACATTGCGTGGCCTCGTAAAAATCAAACCACCATTGCAGCGCCATGCGCGTGAGCTTGTGTGCGTCGTCCACGATGATGAGCCGGTCGCTGCCGCGCAGGTTTTTGACGGTGTTCAGCACGCGCTTCGTTTTGCCGTCGTAATTTTTTTTGCCCGCCACGTCGAACATCTCGGACTCGACGCTCTCGACACCCTTCGACCAGGTGAACGTGCGGTAATGGATCGCGGTCGGATGGCTCCCGTTGCCGTCCTTGTCGCCCTTGACGTAGAAATCAATGCCGCGCGATTTGCCGTCGCCCGACTCGGCGAGCACGACACCGATGTCGTTGGTCTTGCGGATGAACTCGAATGCGTCACGGATTTGCGTGGCCATATCGGACGACGTGGTCTCGATGCCGCTGGCGCGGCGTCGCGATTCGTTTTCGAGGAGGTCGTTGATGCCGCGTTCCAGCTTGGGGATGTCTCCGGGATAAACGCAGCCGTCGTCGTTCAGGTATTGGCTGATGATGGCGACGTTGATGCCGAGCTTGCGGGCGATGACGTTGTTGCTCCAGCCGGGCAGCTCACGCTGCTCGGCCAGCTTGTTCCGCAGGGCGATGTCGCACTTGTAGATCGTGCGTGGTATTTTTGTTTCGCGTTCTTCTTTTTCTGGATGTGATTGTTGAATGCTCATTTTTTCCTCCGATGTTTTTGGTTGGTTAAACGGACAAATTTCTTAACGCCTCGCGCGCCGTGCGACGTTGTTGCATTTGCTCATCAGCATCCGCTTTTACGCGCCGTTTGATTTCTTTGGGCGTGACCGTCAGCGCGTGCGCGAGGGCGGAAGAAATTTCCGAACGCGTTGCCACGTCCGCGCCGCCCACGTCAACGAACGTGTTTGATTCGAGCAGTTGATTGTTGCGCTCGCGCATTTCGGTGAGGCGTGCCGTCTCTCCGCGATTCAACTGCGCGGCAAATTCCTTGTGCGTTTTGAGCGCGGAGTTTGCGTATTCGATGGCGTCGTTCAGCGCGGCACTGTCGCCGTTTTTCACGAGCGCGCGGCGCAGCCATGTTCCGAGCATCGCGCCGTGGCCGGTCGTCAGATACAAAAGCCGTGGTTCGTCCGGGTGAAAATATCCGACGGCTTTCCGTCCCGGCTCCAGCCGCGAGTCGCGCGCGGGATGCGCGAAGGTGAAAAGTTTCCCCTCGTGGCTGAACTCAATCTCGCCCGCGTCGTTCACGGTCACGTTGCGCGCAGTGTGTTCGAGCATCGCGCAGATGATTTCCGGCGAGACGGAATCAAACTTCAGGCCGTGGCGCAATTTCATCATCCGCTCGGCGGGCATTTCCATGCGCTGCACGATGCGCCCGCCTTCGTTCACGAGAATTTTCTCGAAGCCTTCGAGTTTGTGATCCGTGCGCGTGTTGCGGATGTTGAAAATTTTCGACAGCTCGTGCCGGGCCTGCTGGAGCGTGAGGAGCGGATAACCAAATTCATTCACGAGCCGCCCGCGCAGGCCGTCGGGAAATTCATCGGCGGCGTGCCAGATGGTTTCACACTCGCGCTCGCGCGCGGCCAGGTCTTTCGGACGAACGCCGTAATGCGGGCCGGTCTGTCCGGGCAGTCCCGCGCCGATGAGGTGCTGCTGCCGGTTGTGGGATTCGAGCGACGCCTTGCCCTTGGAATTTCCGAGCGCGCGTTCGAGATAACCGCTTGGCGATTTTCCGCCGATCATCTGCGCGAACGAAACCTTGACCCTGCCGCCCAGCATTTCCTCGATTGCCGCCGCCGTGCCGTCCGTGAACGTGGCCGCGCCATTTTCCACCTTGGCCGTCATCTGATACGGCGGAAGCCCGTAGCGTTCCAGCAGCCAGCCGAATGCCTGCTTCATGTCCTGCAATTTCAAATGCTGCTGCGTGCCGTCGTCGCGCACCGTGGCCGGGCGCATCCCGAAGCCGAGCAGCATCGCCGTCGCGCGGTCGTGCGCCACGAGCAGCCAGAGGTCAACGGGCTTTCCGGTCGCGGTGTCGAACACGCGGAAATCGCATTTCACGTCGTCGAACTGGACCTCCTCCATGAAGCGCAATCCTTCGCGCGTGGAACGCACTTGCGGAATGAATTTGCGCGCCGCCGCGATGCCTTCGTGCAGCAGCGCTTTTTGAACTTTCAAAAATTTCGAGCGCGCCTTGAGTTGCGTCCGCAAATTGCCAATCGTCCATCCGTCGGGAACAATCTCGCGATTGCGCGTCTCCCAATTTTTTTCGTAACCGGCGATGGCTTGCGCTTCGCCGCGATGGTTCACGCCGAATTTCCACTGGCGATGGATCGAGCGGATGGCCTCCGGCAACGCGTCGCGCCGTTTGAACTCGCCGCAACGACCCGCGACGAAATCCAAAAACTCGTTCGACAATCCGAACTGCCGCTCGATCCACGCCGCGCCCGCGCGCGCACGGTTGACCAGCACCAGCCAGTCGCGCGTCTTGATCCATTTGTCGTAGAGGCCGCGAAACGTGCCCAGCTTCCAGTGCCAGTCCTTGAACCAGGCGATGACAATTTTGCACGCCGCCTGCACGGAAATGGAAAATTTATTCACGCGCTCGCGCACATGAAGGCACGCCACGCACAGCGCCGTCGCCTCGGCGCGCACGTCGGACGGCAGCGCGAGGCGCAGCGGCTCCTCGTCATGGCAGTTCAGCACCGGCTTGCGCGTGAGCAGATATGCGCGAACGTCGGCGACGGGCTGGATCATCGGCGGGATGTCGCCGAACAGAACGACGGCCAGCGGCACTTGCGGCAACGGGGTTTGGACGGCGAGCGTGGTTTCCATAAATTATTCGCGGCCTTTTTGAAGTGACGTTAAAAACTGATGAGAATGATCAATCGCATCGCAAAACTTTTTCAGCGACGCAGCCCCACCGGCGATTTCATCCAGCTTCGCAATCTTCTCGAAGTTGATGTTGGCAATAAGAAAATCCGTGACCTCGTCAGTTTTTAATTTAAGAATTTCCAACTCGTGCCGCTCGTTCGCGGAAATGCCGGCATCGCGAATATGCTTGGGGTTGCCATTTGAACCCTTCACTCGTCCTCGTTTTGGATTTCCGTTTGAGTCAACCTGTTTGAACTCTTGACGTAGTTGTCGTTGCGATTTTCCATCCACCAGTTCAAAAATCTCATCGCGCAACTTCTTAAATTCTTGGGGTAGTTTCGCAGCCGGAAGCAACATTAACTGGCTGGCATCGCAGTTTCCATGCGCGCATGGAAACTGTTTTTGCACAAGCTCGATGTAATCGCCAATTTTGTATCCGCAAACCTCCAAAGCAGACTTGGCCATCCACATCGCGCTTTCGAGTGAGCCTGAAGGTTTCCAATTTCCTTCTTTATCCTGTCGTGCAAGATTTGGTCTGTGTTCAGCAAGCCATTTCCCAAACTGACCATATTGCAAATGAATTTCCTTTAACTCGAAACAGAACAATCCAAGAGCAACGTCAACACGTCGCGCAGATTGAGCTTGCGTGTTCAACTCTTCCAACTTATCGGCGTGTGCCCTGTGGTCAAACTTCGCCGTTTTTGCGAGTGATGATTTGATGACCTTGCTCATAATTCCTTGATGGCTATTTTTGGAAAATGACGAAAACGGCCTTCATCTTTTCTTGGGCGTTCGTGAAGTCCGAACTTTTTCATGGCGCGTTTTACCGCTGCTTTTGAATGGGCGACAATCATCACCTGATCGTCACGTTCATTCTCATGGAGATAAACG